ACGATCATGTATGATCTTGCGGGCAAAGCAAAAAAGGAGATACCGCATGACATAGAAGAGATTATGATGGAGGGTGAAATAGGAAAGATGGCCAGGTTCGCTCTTCGGCAATCCAATGCCGGGGTGATCGATGAAGAGGATTGGAAGAAGTTTATAAGATCAATTGAAAAGAAAGGAGGGAAGAAATGATACAATTCAGGTGGCCGAAAGTCAGCAACCGAGATGGTACTCCGATATTAAAAGATTCGGAAATTGACGAATTAACGGAAATGCTGATTTGTGATTACAACCCGAAACTTCTAAAAGAACCGGGTAGGGTGGACTGGTGCCACTTTCTGGAATACTACCTTGGCGCCACGTTGGATGTCCAGGATATTTACTATGAAGAGGGAGAACGGCCCATCCTGGGAGCAACAGCATTTAATACAGAAGTTTTGCGAGTATTCGATCGTGAGAATCTTTGCACGAGAAAGATCAAGGTGAAACGCCGCACCGTTATTTTAGACCGCAGCATTACCCTTCAGGGTAAAGAGAGTCTGGCTCTTTCCACGGGCCTACATGAAGCAGGACATCTTTGGCTGCACTCTGGTGTCTACTCACAGATGGATGGACAAATGAGTTTCATGAAAGATTCGAGCTCAGTGGTCTGCTGCAGGATTGGTGGTATTGAACTAAGCGGGACAAAAAAGAGACTCGAAACGCCACTGGAATGGCGAGAACATCAGGCAGGGTATTTCGCAGCGGCCTTTGCTATGCCAAAAAAAACCTTAGTCCCGTTTGCAAAGGACTTGATTAAACGGACAGGTTATTTCGATGACGATCAAGACTCTGTTGTACTGGGAAAGAATTGTATCCTTGACTGGGTCGGAAGACGGGTTCTTCCAGGCCAAATTGCAGAACAGTATGGGGTTTCCCGTCAAGCGGCGATTATTCGCTTGCAAAAGTGTGGAATCTTGGTTACCGAGGAAACAGCCATGAATCGATGGAGCATATAAAAATTTTACATATTGTTACGCAAATATGCGTAACAATTCAGAAAGGAGATTGCCAATGAAGAAAATGAAGTGCTCCCACTGCGGCCGAAGAGCCTTTGACATCTCTGATCTTCCAAAAGAACAAGTCGAAGTAAGCTTAAAGTGCCCGCAGTGTGGAAAGCTTGTCTCAGTTCCTTGTGATGAGAAATCGGAGATCAAGGTTTGCAAAAGACTTGATCGATAAAACTAGCACCAACAGCAAGCTCAGCGAACAGTACATTGCAAGAGGCAATATCGCCATAAAAAAGTAAACGTATAAATTCATACCGAGCAACGGAGCCGAGTGCGAGCTACCAAATGGCCGGATGAGTTACGAAACCAAAATTCGTAACCATCCGGTTTTTTGTATTTCGTAACCATTCGGCTTTATATATCTCACGCTTGGCTCCTTTCTGAAAGGAGCCAAACAATGAAAATCAACTACAAAGATGCCGACGGCAAACTCATTGACATCGAAGTGTCAGAAGAAGTCGGAACCTTCTACCTTGAGTCAATCGAAGCAGAAAAGAAAAACGACCGAAAAAACTCACGTCCGGATCGACACTCACAGCTATCGACCTTTGCATACGAGGACATCCGCTACTTCAGCGATGATACAGACATCCTCGCAGACTTAATCGAATCCGAAGCCATAAACCATATCATCACTCGTCTCAACGAACGGCAACAGTACCTGATCCGCAAATGTCTGCTCGAAGGCTGGTCATACACAGATCTCGCCAAAGTAGAGGGCAAAGATGAATCCGCCATCCGACATGCCGTGGATCGCGCTAAGAAAAAACTTGGAGAAGCTCTGGAGTAAACCGTCCGATTCGGATTGCTCTCATGGTTTACAACAGAAGGCGCACAAACCAGCCTTCAGAAAGGAAAGGTGAGCATATGAGACATGCACTTAAAATCAGTGTTTCAAAAGAACCGCCGGGCGGAGGAATCGTCGGCTGCCGAGATGTCACTATACGGGAGCGATTGGTACGCTTTCTACTAGGTGATAAACGAAGGCTGACGGTCATAGTTCCTGGTGACAGCGTAAAGACCCTATCCATTGTTGAGGAGGAAGGTGAAGAAGGTGAGCAAAACGAAACTGTTACTTGATGTGGTCGATAACTTGCGTTCTCTGGCAGAGAGCATCCAAGCTGTTGCACAGGCAATGGCGGGCAACGAACCTGCCCAGTCTGCACCACAAGAACCTCCGGCCGATGAGTCAAAACCTGTAGCCAAAACAGTCTCGCTTGAACAGGTGCGTGCTGTTCTTGCCGATAAGAGCCAGGCTGGACTCACAGCTGAGGTACGCATGCTTTTGGAAAAGCACGGTGCTCCGAAACTAAGCCAGATTGACCCGGCAAACTATGCTGCTTTACTTGCGGGTGCGGAGGCACTGAAATGAGCAATCACGCAATACTGTCCGCATCTGGAGCGCATCGCTGGATGAACTGTACCCCGTCAGCAAGGCTGGAGCGAGAGTTTGAAGATAAGAGTGGCGAAGCGGCTGCTGAGGGTACTGCAGCTCATGCACTAGCGGAACATAAGCTTCGAAAAGCCCTTAAGCTGCGTTCAAAGAAACCAGTATCGCAATACGACTCAGATGAAATGGACGCCTACATAGATGGCTATGTGGAATTCGTGTTGGAGATCATCGAAGGTCTAAAGCAAACCTGTTTTGATCCAAAGATCTTGATCGAGCAGCGTCTGGACTTTTCCCGCTTCGTGCCAGGCGGTTTTGGCACAGGGGATTGTGTGGTAATCGGCGACGGAACGCTTCACATCGTCGACTTAAAGTATGGACAAGGAGTTTTGGTTCATGCCGAAGACAACCCACAAATGAAGCTATATGCACTTGGTGCACTAAACCTTTTCGACGGCATTTATGATATCAGCGAAGTGTCCATGACAATCTATCAGCCACGCAGGGAAAACGTAAGCACCTACACAGTATTTAAAGAATCGCTCTACCAGTGGGCAGAAGAGTGCCTAGTACCAACAGCAAAGATAGCCTTTGAAGGCGATGGGCAGTATCGCTGCGGTGACTGGTGCCAGTTTTGTCGGGCATCCGTCAAGTGTCGGGCGCGTGCTGAGGAAAAGCTGAATCTTACAAAGTTTGATTTCTCCTTGCCGCCAATCCTCACGGATGACAACATCGAAGACATTCTTTTAAAGCTGTACGACCTAACCTCCTGGGCCAATGACATCGAAGCTTATGCTATGGACGCTGCACTCAATCACGGAAAACGCTGGCAAGGATTCAAGCTGGTTGAGGGCCGATCAGTCAGAAAGTACAAGGACGTGGAAGCCGTCACAGAAGCAGCAAAATCAGCTGGCTACCGCGATATCTTCAAACAGTCCTTACTCACCCTCACCGAGATGGAAAAACTAATGGGTAAGCCAAGGTTCAATGAAATCTTAGGCAACCTCATCGAAAAACCGCCCGGTAAACCGGCCCTGGTCCCCATAGCCGACAAACGACCGGAAATCAACACATCCGCAAAACATGATTTTAAGGAGGAAATGTAACATGTCAAACAATGTAAACAGAATGAACTCAGATGCAAAAGTAAATCCTACGAAGGTCGTCACAGGTATCGTGCGTCTCAGCTTCGCCAACGTCTGGGAGCCTAAAAGTATCAACGGAGGCGCAGAGAAATATAGTGTCTCGCTCATCATCCCTAAGTCCGATACCAAGACCACTGATGCGATCAATAAAGCGGTGGACTCTGCTATCGAAGAAGGCCGCGGAAAATTCGGTGGCAAGGTACCAAGTAAGACAGTGCTCAAACTACCACTTCGTGACGGGGATATTGATCGCCCAGATGATGAGGCGTATGCAGGCTGCTATTTTGTGAACGCCAATTCCAACTCCGCGCCAGAGATCGTGGACAAGTCGCTAAACCCCATCATGAGCCGTTCCGAAGTCTACTCCGGTGTCTATGCGAGGGTCAGCATCAACTTCTATGCCTTCAATTCCAACGGCAACCGCGGTATCGCCTGCGGCCTTGGAAACATCCAAAAGGTACAAGATGGTGAGCCGCTTGGTGGCAAGACCAGCGCTGTCGATGATTTCGCATCGGATTATGATGGCGATGACTTCCTTGGATAGGGTGTAAACAACAATACTACGAAAGAGGCGGCGGGATACCTTGCCGCCTCTTTCCGATAGGGAGGGCATATGAAAACACTTACGATCGACATTGAAACGTATGCAAGCGCTGATCTTTCCAAATGCGGTGTTTACCGTTACGCTGAGTCTCCGGATTTTGACATCCTATTGTTTGGCTATTCGATTGATGGTGGGGAAGCAAAGGTCATTGATCTTATTGCTGGAGAAACTTTACCTGAAGAAGTAAAAAAAGCCCTGTCGGATGACGAAGTTATCAAGTGGGCTTTCAACGCCCAGTTTGAGCGAGCTTGTCTTTCCCGCTGGTTTCATCAAATGGGCATAACACTAGATCCATGCAATCCCGAGAGCCAATTTTTCAACCCTTCATCCTGGCGCTGTTCTATGGTCTGGTCAGCCTACATGGGATTGCCGCTTTCTTTGGAGGGTGCTGGTGTAGTGCTGGGACTTGAAAAGCAAAAGCTCAAGGAGGGAAAAGAGCTGATCCGCTATTTTTCTATGCCATGTAAACCATCAAAGGTAAACGCCGGACGTGAACGCAACATATCAGCTGATGCACCCGATAAATGGGAACAGTACAAAGCCTATAACGCCCGCGATGTTGAAACTGAGCTTGAACTCCAGGCGAAGCTTCACAAGTTTCCTGTTCCGGAAGTTGAATGGCAAAACTATATCCTCGATCAAGAGATTAACGATCGAGGCATACTTCTTGACATGGACTTGGTTAGTGAAGCCATCAATTTTGATATTCGGGCAAAACAAGAACTAACTCACTTGATGCAACAGATTACCGAGCTTGATAATCCAAACTCAGTCATCCAGATGAAGGCGTGGCTATCTGAGCAAGGCATGAAAACGGATACACTGGGCAAAGCTGCCGTGAAAGAGCTTCTTAAGACTGCGCCTGAGCCACTCGGCAAAGTGTTGGAGCTGCGGCAGTCTCTGGCCAAAAGCAGCGTCAAGAAATACACGGCGATGAGAAATGCCGTTTGTTCCGATGGCAGGGTTCGCGGTCTACTGCAATTTTATGGCGCAAACAGGACGGGGCGCTGGGCCGGAAGACTCGTACAGGTTCAGAATTTGCCTCAGAATCATATGTCCGATTTAGAGCAAGCAAGAGGGCTCGTCAAGCTTGGCCAGTATGACATGCTGGAAACGCTCTACGATGCAGTGCCAGAGGTGCTGTCGGAACTCATCCGTACCGCCTTTATACCGAAGGCTAATTGTCAATTCATCGTGGCTGACTTTTCGGCGATTGAGGCTCGCGTTATTGCTTGGCTTGCTGGCGAAGTCTGGCGAAACGAGGTGTTTGCCACCCACGGCCGGATTTATGAAGCGTCGGCTAGTCAGATGTTTCATGTACCACTAGAGGAAATCACCAAGGGCAGCCCCTTGCGGCAAAAAGGCAAGATCGCAGAACTCGCCCTCGGTTATGGCGGATCGGTTGGCGCGCTGAAAGCCATGGGTGCACTTGATATGGGTGTCGCAGAAGATGAGCTTCAGCCGTTGGTCAATATATGGCGTGCAGCCAACCCTAACATCATCCGCTTCTGGTGGAATGTGGACCGGGCTGCCATGACGGCTGTTCGAGAATGCACTGTTACTGCTACCCACGGCATCCAGTTTGAGTGTAGAAGCGGGATGCTCTTCGTGACACTGCCTTCAGGTAGACACATTTCCTATGTGAAGCCGAGGATTAGCCAGAACCGATTCGGAAATGACGCAGTGACTTATGAGGGTGTAGGTGCAACAAAAAAGTGGGAACGCATTGAGACCTATGGTCCGAAGCTGGTGGAAAACATTGTCCAGGCTGTTTCGCGCGATATTCTTTGTCATTCACTCCAGGCATTTCGGCACTATGAAATCGTTATGCACGTACATGACGAAATCGTTATCGAAGTGGACAAGGAAATGTCCGTTGACGCCATATGCGAGCAAATGAGCCGTATTCCTGCTTGGGCTGAAGGACTTTTCCTGCGTGCCGATGGATTCGTGTGCCCATTTTATAAAAAAGAGTAAGAAATTCACAATGGACCGTCCGAAACCTTACTTTCTCATGGCATACAGCGAAGGCACTAACAAAATCTTCTAGCCTTCAGAAAGGGCGGTTATGTTCATGAGCAGGTTACAAATCAGAATTACAGACAGCAAAGGAAATGAGGAATTTTTAAATTGCTTTCTAAAACGAGGTGATAGCAAGGACAGATTTAATGCAGAACACTATCCCGATCCAACAGCGACCGAAGCACTGACGAACATAGAACGAGAGGAAAAAGCAAAAGCCCGAAAACCCTGCGTGTTCATTTGCTCCCCGTTTGCTGGGGATGTCGCTATTAACACCATGAGAACCATTCGGTACATGCGGTTTGCTGTGATTAAAGGCGCGATTCCTTTCGCACCCCACCTACTTTATCCACAAGTGTTGGATGAAGATGATCCTTCCGAACGAGAGCTTGGGCTGTTCTTCGGAATGGTGTGGCTCGGAAAGTGCGACGAGCTTTGGGTGTTTGGCCGGAATATATCGGGTGGAATGGCACGCGAAATTGCCAAGGCAAAAAAGCGCGGTATTCCCATAAGGCGTTTCAATTCGGTATGCGAGGAGGAGTTCAAATGAAAATCGCTGTCGGTAACAGTCGTATGGACAAAATATGGAAGAACAAGGATATCACATGGCCGGCTTTCAAGGATGCGGTTTGCGCCACCCGGCGCACCACCGAGACAGTGTCCGAGTTTCGTAAGATGACAAAGGCTCGACAGGATTCCATCAAGGACATCGGCGGATTTGTGGGCGGTGCATTGCGGGAAGGCAAACGACGAAACGGCTATGTGCTTTGCCGGTCCATGCTCACCCTCGATATGGACTACGCAACACCCGATACCTGGACACAGCTTGAGTCCCTCTACGACTGGGCCTGTTGCCTATACTCTACTCATAAGCATACGCCGGAGGCACCGCGCCTTCGTCTTGTCATCCCACTGGAACGCGAGGTAAGCGAGGACGAGTATCCGGCACTGGGACGTATGGTGGCCAAAGAAATCGGCATCGACATGTTTGATGACACCACCTATGAACCATCCCGCCTGATGTACTGGCCGTCCACATCATCGGACGGTGAGTTCGTGTTCCAATACAAGGACGGCACTTTTCTTGATCCCGAAATGTACCTTTCAAAGTATGCCGATTGGCGAGATACCTCTATGTGGCCTACTTCGAAACGACAATCGGAAGTAATCCAGCATAGCATCAAGCAACAAAAAGACCCGCTCGAAAAAAGCGGTGTAGTCGGCGCATTCTGCAGGGCTTACTCCATCGAGGAGGCCATCGCTGTGTTTTTGGCTGACGTTTATGAACCTTCTGCGATGGAAGGCCGCTTTGACTATATTCCTGCAGACTCCAGTGCCGGTGTTGTTATTTACGGTGACAAGTTCGCTTATTCTCATCATGCCACGGACCCAGTCTGCGGAAAGCTGCTGAATGCCTTTGATCTGGTCCGGCTTCATAAATATCCCGAGCTTGACGAAAAGGGATCCTTCAAGGCCATGTCCGAATTCGCAGTTAAGGATGCGCGGGTGAAGGCGGAGTTTTCTCAGGAACGAAAAGTTCAGGTAGAAGACGAATTTTCAGACGATGAGGATTGGCAAGGCCGGCTAGAGCTTGAAAAGAATGGCAAGATCAAGGACACGCTTTCCAATATTTCCACTATTCTACGGTTTGATCCGGCACTGCAGTCGATCGTGTTCAACCAGTTCAAGAGCTTGATCGACGTGGTCGGCGAGCTGCCTTGGCCGCAAGTGAAGCCAGGTTGGAGTGACACCGACCTGGCTTGTGCCAAGCTATATTTTGAGCGCACCTATGGGATCTGGTCACCGACCAAGTTCAAGGATGCGCTGCTTGGCGTGGTATCGGTGGAGCGGCTTTATCATCCGATCAAAGACTATCTCGGTTCACTGAAATGGGACGGCATCGAGCGGCTGGACTCGCTGCTCATCGACTACCTTGGTGCAGAAGATACTCCATATGTCCGTGCAGTCACGAGGAAAACGCTGGTGGCGGCGGTTGTCCGAATCTATCGACCGGGCACGAAATTTGACTCTATCCTCGTGCTGAATGGATCTCAAGGCATCGGCAAGTCGACGCTCTTTGCCCGGTTAGCCGGCCAGTGGTACTCCGATTCGCTTTCCATCTCCGACATGAAGGACAAAACCGCGCCGGAAAAGCTACAGGGCTACTGGATACTAGAGCTTGGCGAACTTGCGGGCATCAAGAAGATGGACGTGGAAACAGTGAAGTCATTCATCACGCGTACCGATGATAAGTATCGCCAGTCCTATGGCGTGTCGGTGGAAAGCCACCCGCGCTCCTGCATCATTGTCGGCACCACCAACTCCGATGGCGGGTTCCTTCGCGACATCACAGGAAATCGCCGGTTCTGGCCTGTGCGCGTCATGGGTCATGGCAAATATTATGCATGGGAGCTTACCGAAGTCGACCAGATCTGGGCAGAAGCCATTGAGCGCTATAAGGTCAGAGAGGAACTTTTTCTAAAAGGCGCGTTGGCCGAAGAAGCCGTCTCGCAGCAGAGGGATGCCATGGAAGGCGACGATCGCGAAGGGTTGGTCGCTGAATATCTCGAATGCCTGCTGCCAGAAGCTTGGGACAAAATGGACCTCTATCAGCGGCGAAATCACCTAAATGGTGGCGAATTTGGTGAGCCATTAAACCATGGAACCATGAAACGCACCCAGGTCTGCGTGATGGAGATTTGGTGCGAGTGCTTCTGCAAAGCACGCGAATCGATTAGGAAGGGCGACTCCTATGAGATTGAAGGAATCCTGAATAAGATTGGCGGATGGAAGAAGTTTGATGGAAACAAGACCGGTAAAAAGCATGTGCCGTTATATGGGCCACAGCGTGTGTTCGTTCGATCGGAAAGGGAGGGTTAGCTATGCCCATATGTCTCATTGGCTGTCAGGCACATAAGATGGGCAAAGTCGCAAGCCCTTCATCTAGTAGGCTTCTCGACGTACTTGTTCCCATTGTGCCCATTACTTATTTATTAAATGTTGTAGTTATAAGAAGTAAAGGAATATTGGACACGTATAAACGCATATATACGCGTAAGAGTTTAAACTGCTTGGGCACGGTCATGGGCACAAGGAGGTTCTTATGCGCGAAAAATTGATTGAACAGAAACTGGTCCGGGCAGTAAAAGCGGCTGGTGGAATTGCTGTGAAGTTTGTTTCTCCTGGCTTTGATGGAATGCCTGACCGACTTGTACTTTTACCGGGTAGAAAATTGGCCTTTGTTGAGGTCAAGAGGGTGGGATGTAAACCACGTCCTTTGCAGGTCAAAAGGCATGAAATGATAAGATCTTTAGGGTTTGTGGTGTATGTGCTTGATGATGAAAGGAAGATACTGCCGATGTTGTCTGATATTTGTGGAGGAGGCGGAGTATGCCAGCAAAAAACAGAGTGACGGTCACTTGTGACTGGTGCGGGAAAATGATTGAAAAGTGGCCATCCATTATAAAAAGACACAATTTTTGTAGTCGGCAGTGCTTAGCTGATTTCAGCAATAAAACAAAGAATCCAGATGAATATGGCAAACTGAAAGACTACACTGGACAAAGGCAGAACATGGCGGAGATGAATCGCAAACTTAATCCGTCAAGAATGACTGCCATCACAAGGTCAAAGTTGCGTCAGGCTCGCCTTCAGACAGAACATAACGGTAGGACATATGCAAAATTTTATGGCCGTCTCCAGCATCGACTGGTTGCAGAGAAAATGCTGGGACGGAAACTGCGAGATGATGAGGTAGTCCATCATATGGATGGTGACAAACGCAACAACGGCCCCGAAAACCTCATGGTTATGACGGCTGCAGAACATGGACGCTTTCATCTCCGCCTCCGTCGTTTCTGGTTCAAAGGCGGTGCTGACGATGATTGCTGATCTTCACGAATATCAGGAATTCTCCGTGGATTACCTTCTCTCGCATCCCGTCGCTGCACTTTTCCTAGACTGCGGTCTTGGGAAAACGCTTATTGCATTATCTGCCATCTTCGATCTGACGCTGGATTGCTTTCTGATTCGAAAGGTACTGGTGATTGCACCTCTCAGGGTGGCTCGTGATACCTGGCCTGCTGAGATCGAGAAATGGGATCACATTAAGGGACTCAAATATTCCGTTGCTGTTGGCAGTGAACCAGAACGCAAAGCGGCACTGCTACAAAAGGCCCAGGTGCATCTCATCAACCGTGAAAACATAGAATGGTTGGTCACAAAGAGCGGTCTACCTTTTGACTACGACATGGTGGTCGTCGATGAGCTGTCATCCTTCAAATCTCATCAGGCTAAGCGGTTTAAGAGCCTATTGAAAGTACGACCTGGTGTAAAGCGGATTGTTGGGCTTACGGGAACGCCTTCTAGTAACGGTCTCATGGATCTGTGGGCCGAGTTCAAACTTCTGGATAGAGGGCAGCGACTGGGCAGGTTTATCGGGAATTACCGGTCCACCTTCTTTGTTCCTGACAAACGAAATGCCCAGGTGGTATTTTCCTATAAACCGAAACCCGGTGCGGAAGAAGCCATCTACCAGTTGGTCTCTGATATAACGATCTCCATGAAGAGCAGCGATTATCTGAAACTGCCGGAAATGGTGATGAACGAGGTCTCCGTCCGGATGTCAGCTCTGGAGGCGCTACACTACCAAACTATGAAAGACGAGATGGTGTTGTCCTTAAAGGGCAAAGAGATTGATGCCGCGAATGCAGCCGCCCTTTCCGGGAAACTGCTGCAAATGGCAAACGGTGCGGTCTATGACGAAAACCATGGAGTTGCTCGTCTTCATGACCGGAAGTTGGATGCGCTGGAGGATCTGATCGAAGCGGCAAATGGAAAACCGGTTCTCATCGCTTACTGGTTTAAGCATGATCTTGCACGAATACTTGAGCGCTTTCCTGCTGACCGCCTTGATTCAGCACAGAGTATTCGCCGGTGGAATGCGGGTGAGATTCCCATTGCTGTTATTCATCCTGCATCGGCCGGACATGGCCTGAACCTACAGACTGGAGGGTCCACTCTCATCTGGTTCTCGCTGACATGGAGTCTTGAGCTTTACCAGCAAACCAATGCCCGGCTTTGGCGGCAAGGGCAGAAGGACACGGTGGTTATCCACCACATCATCGCGAGGGGCACAATTGACGAACAGGTCATGAAAGCCCTTCGGCTGAAAGATAAAACACAGTCCGCACTGATTGATGCCGTGAAAGCAAACATTGGAGGTAAGATTGATGATAGCCTGGAAATATCTTGATAAACAGCAAGCAACGCTCAATGCACTCAGTGATTATCGAAATATGGAAGCCATTATAGAAATAACCCCAGTGGAGATTAAAGATATCAAGGAGAGTATGTCGAGTCCAAAAGGTTCTGTAATAGATGGAATGCCGCGCGCAAGCGATATAAGAAGTGGAGAAAATTTGGTGTGCAACTCCATTGATCAGTGTGATGTGCTGCAAAACCGATACCTGCAGGCAGTAGAGTTTATGTCCTGGTTCACACCAGCATGGCTCGAGCTTTCAGAGGAGGAACGGCTTCTTCTTGAAGCCTTCTATATGGGTGAAGATAACAAGACTACTGCTGTTGAGAATATCAGCGAGCAGCTTAATATAGAGAGAGCTCAGATATATAGGCGCAAGGACAAGGCACTGAATCGACTGGCGATTTTTCTATATGGTACGTAAAAGAAGAAGGCTCCGATGCTTTACGCCAAGGAGCTCTTATGTACTATGCAATTTTGTAACGGATTATAGTAAACTATCTAATATTTCCCTTATGGTTATACAGACATCGCTGTACTGGATATCTTTTGCATAATCAAATTGATTTTGATAATCAATCCAATGGTCTTTCATGATGTCACTTGTTTCAATTGTCTGTAGAATCTCATGGTATTGATCAAAAAGCAAAAGTGTATTTCGGCTTTGTGCAGTTGCTGTTAGTGCGGCGTGAAGAGAGACAGGATTAATATTCTGCCATTGCAGCTGACGAATAATGTAAATATCATAATAGTCTCTTGGGCGTGTGTTCTGATCTCCTCTAGAAATCACAGTTTCCAGTTTTTCCGCGATGATGGTTTCAAGGTTATATGCTAACACCTGAATGTTTCGTGGTTCGAGGAGAAGCCTAAATTCGTAGACTATCTCTCGAGGCGTAATTATATCACCGGTAGTAATATCTATCTTCAAGGGTACTCTCATTGGAGGATACTTCGCCTCAAGAGTAATGCGCAGTCCGGCATAGTCTGAACTTTCTCGTATTTCCTCAGTGCGTTTGAGGGAAAAAGTGACATCATCGTTCAAGGGGATATTGCATATTTCTTCAAACACTTTTGTGATTGTCTCAGCATTTACTGGCAAGCCACGAAGCGTTGTATCCATATCCATGGTCGCTCGCGTGTCTAGACCAACCATGGCTGCAATTAAAAAACCTCCTTTTAGAATGAAGTTGGATTTGTAAGGAGATATGGATATGCGCTCCAGTAAACGCTCCAGCATATAGTTTTGCATAATAATTTGAGCGGATATATTCTTGCTCTTTGCCATATTTCTGATAACAGCTTTTAGCTGCATTGCGTTGTTCATAGCAAGACCTCCAAGTAAGAACGGAGCTTTTCTTCAACCCTAAAAAGCTTTGCGTATTTTGAAAGCAAGGGAATGTTTTTTTTGTCTAAGCGGGCATAACGATTAAATGCATCTGTCACAATTTGGATTTCTGTGGCGCTACGGCCTTTTAAGATATCGCAAAGTGTTCTTTCAGCATTATAATGCTTGACGTCATTACCGCCGGGAGATTTAGCAGTGATAATACCAACCTCGTAGAGATCTTCTTTGACTCGATAGTATTTGACATTTTCGTAGTTTAGCGCAGTTGTGTTATATCCAAGCGGAAACGTCATGGAATATTTAATTGGAGTACGGTCAGTTAAATCTAACAAGAAAAGAGCAGTTTCATGAGAGAAAATTCCTCGCTTGAACCGCATTTGAAGATTAAACATTTCATCATCAAAAATTGCAGGGATAATATATACGCCACGTGTTGAAGGTTCAAGCAAGCCTTTTTTGACAAGAACTCTTATATGTTCACGCAAAATACCGGCTTCTGTTACTTGTGATGTAGTGACTACTCCGTTGTTATTGTGGGCTATTTTAAGAATCTGTTCGCCATAATTCATATGTTCTCACCTCAAATCATATTAAACTTTTTCATTGACTTCCATGCACACAATTATAATAAAAGAGTGCATGGAAGTCAACGTAAGTTTTATAAACGGTTAATATTCCTTTGAAGATGAGAAAAACGTGAGATGAAATTTACTTTTAAAGGTCATATAATAATAACATAGAGAACTGTAAAAAAACGAAGGCTCCCAGGCGAAACCGCTTAGGGGCTTTTTAATGTACGAATAAGGCAATAAAAGGTGAAAAAACGAGGTGAAACCTAGTGCCATTTAAACCAAAACGTCCGTGCTCTCATCCTGGCTGCCCGAAGCTAACAGACGGACGGTTCTGCGAGGAACACACCAAACAAGAAGCAAGACGCTACGAAAAGTATGACCGCGATCCTGCCGCCAGGAAAAGATACGGCCGGACGTGGAAGCGTATACGAGACGGGTACATTGCTGCACATCCACTATGCGAACAGTGTCAGAAGAACAGCAAGACCACACCGGCCACAGAGGTCCACCACAGCAAGCCTCTCTCTCAAGGTGGCAACAACAGTTTCGAAAACCTGATGGCTCTTTGTAGGCCTTGCCATTCAGAGATCACTGCTCGCGAAGGAGGTCGCTGGGGACGCAAGGACTGACCCCCAGGGGCGGTCTGAATCTCTGGGACTTTTAAATTGTAGAACGGGCGCGGGGTTTCGTGTGAGTTTTTCAAAAATCAAAAATCAAAAAATCAAATTCAAAATCAAAGCGAGGTGACGCTAATGCCCAGCGGAGGCTACCGTCCGGGTGCAGGCCGCCCTCGGAAGAATCCAATCGACAAAAAACTAGAAGGTAAATCAACAGTCAGCAAAGCAACCCCAAAACCGACTGTCAAAAAGCTCGCAACTCAAAATGTCATGGCTGGCTATTTCGGTGTGGCAATGAAGGAATGCGAAAAGGAAGTACCCTCAGCGGAAATTCTACGAAACGAAATTGAGGAATACATCGCGGCTCGCGGTTGCGACGGCTTGGTCGCTCCGCAGACGATAACAGACTATGTGCTGAATAGGCAAGGTTTCCTCGCCTGCGAAGCGATGAACCGTAAAATCGGACGTATGACCAAGGAACTGAAGCTCTCACCCTACGTCACAGCAGGCGCAGGCTATTACAAAGCGATGCAAGCTGACTTCAACCTGATCATGCAAATCATCAATCGCTTCAGCAGCAATCAGAACGACGAGAAGAACGCCTTCTTGGAACTACTCACGAACAGGGGATTTTAGATAACCATACCAACTCTTGCCATTTTATCAGCTATGTTGTTAAACTCAACATCAGAATGCGCCTTAACTTTGACAAAGCGAATTCGCATATTCATGCGCTTACGCTCAATAAATTCGGCGTACTGAATGTAGCATTGGCAGCCTTGATGACGAGGCTTTAAGTTAGACTTGTCTGCGAAGTACGCCAGCCCATCCCAGTCGTGATAAATGGTTAGATATGTGACACCAAGTGATCTTGCAGCTCTAATTGCAGTTTTGACAGCATTAATCTCCGCAATATTTGCACCATATTTATTTAGTTTTGAGTACTGTCGCTGAAAGGCGATTCGATGCGGACGATGGTTTTGATTGGTAATCAGTATCACTGCCGATCCCGCGGAACTTGTCTGGGGCTTGAAACTGCCGTCAACATATGCTCTTGCCTTAAGTTTTGCCATATATTTTCCTCCTTAACTAAAATGCAGCCGTTAACCGTCAAATAGACTTATTCAGTCATTTGACGGTTAGCGGCTGCATTTGAAATGCCGAAGGCGGATATGAGGAACTCGGATCCTTAAGCCTTCGAAGAACGGGTGGTAGCCAGTGACCGTTCCGCGCCATAGCAAGCACTCATGTATTTGCTATACATATTTATCTAATTTTATTTTGCCACACATTCATATATTTGGCAATCACATTCAACTTCATTTTATTCGGAGGTATTTACATGCAGACTACAGAACGATTTGAAAAGGTGGACATCGATCGCCTTGTCCCATACGCGAGGAACGCCCGCACTCACAGCAAGGAGCAGATTCTGCAGCTTCGCTCTTCGCTCCGTGAGTTCGGATTCGTCAACCCTATCATTGTGGATAGGGAATTGAATATCATTGCGGGACACGGGCGGGTACTTGCAGCCAAAGCCGAAGGTTTATCGGAATTGCCGTGCGTGTTTGCAGAGCATCTGACTGATGCTCAGAAACGCGCTTATATCTTGGCTGATAACAAACTCGCCTTGAACGCTGGTTGGGACGAGGAACTATTAGCTCTCGAATTCGGTGAATTAAAAGACCTCGGTTTCGACCTTGAACTCACCGGCTTCGGCCTGGACGAGATCGAAAAGTTGTTTGCTGCTGATGGCGGTGACGTACATGACGACAACTTTGATTTGACAGCCGCCCTTGAGCAGGCGGCTTTTGTTTTGCCGGGCGATGTGTGGACCCTTGGACGACACAGGCTGATTTGTGGTGACGCCATCAAGGCAGACACCGTCAAAAAACTAATGGATGGCCGAAAGGCAAACCTCATCCTAACGGACCCGCCGTATAATGTGTCCTTCGAATCAGCCAGCGGGTTAAAAATCAAAAACGACAATATGGCGGCGGAGCAGTTTTACATTTTCCTGCTCTCAGCATTCAAGTGCTTTTACGAGAACCTTGCCGACGGCGGGGCTTTTTACTGCTTCCATTCGGATTCAGAAAAGGTGAATTTCTTCCGCGCATGCGTAGATGCAGGCTTTCACTACTCCACAACTTGCATTTGGGTGAAAAATGCTCTTGTACTCGGACGCGGCGATTACCAACAGATGCACGAGCCGGTACTGTACGCCTTCAAAGATACCGCTAAGCACAAATGGTACTCCGATCGTAAACAGACCACAATTTGGAACTTCGACAAGCCGAAGAAGAACAACGACCATCCGACAAGCAAGCCACTGGATTTGTTGGCGCATCCTATAACAAACAGCAGCCAGGCAAACGCCATCGTGCTGGACACCTTTGGTGGCAGCGGCTCAACACTCATCGCCTGCGAGCAGCTTGACCGGACCTGCTATATGCTCGAACTCGACGAAAAATACGCAAGTGTCATCCTGCGTCGCTACGCCGAATTCAAGCAGAGTAGCGGCGATGATATCACCTGTGAGCGCGATGGAGAAACGCTCCACTATGCAGATTTGGTAAAGCAGGTCGCCAGCCGCGAGTAGAAAAATCTATACCTTAAACCTACACAAAAAACTTGCTATTACAGCCTTTTAGAGTGATATATGTAATCACCGAAAGGCAGCCTACGCCTTCGGAATCTAGAGAAAAGTGGAGGCTTTTACCATGAGAATCAACTACAACATAACTGGTCCGAAACGAAAATCCCTGGTAGCCGCAATCAGCCAGGAACTGAACGCCCCAACACACTACCTCGGACCGCCGACCTTCGCCTATGGGGTGGGCGGATACCATATTGATAAGAACGGCGTGGTCACTGGTCCAGACAACCTCGACTTCGAGGCTGACCTTCAAGACCGCCACGGCTTTGAAGCGATAGAGCGTGAATACGACGAACGCGATATTTATGAAAGCGGACGTAGCGGCATGCTGGCCAGCGATATTCCCCAACCTGATGAAACAGATCAGCTAACCATTGAAATGCCTCTTTCCTTTTTCACTGAGGAGGGATTCGCCAATCTAGAAAAACTGATTGCAAGCAAGGCTGACCTGATCAAGAAGGCTCTAGGAGTAGATGCCCTTCCTATCGAACAGACAGAAAGCACACTCAAGTTCCCATGGTTCCGGTTTCCTGCCGGAAGTGATGAAGTCGCTGCCTACTCTCGCTTCATCGGCGCGCTTTGCGCGGCAGCCAAGCGCCAGAAGCGGGTCACAGCGCATGAGAAGACGGTCGATAATGAAAAGTACGCCTTTCGCTGCTTCTTGCTGCGACTCGGCTTCATCGGGGACGAATATAAACAAGTGCGTAAAATTCTCCTGAGAAACCTTACTGGAAATTCTGCCTTCAAGTCAGGCAACAAGAAAGGAGCGGAGGTGTGTGATGAGGTTTCCGAATAATGAAACGGTCGATCGAGTTCGAAAGCAATATCCGAGGGGTACGAGAGTTGAACTGATAACCATGACCGATCCCTACTCTACCCTCAGACCCGGAGACCAAGGAACAGTGGACTTCGTGGACGACACAGCCACGATCTTTGTGTTCTGGGACAAGGGTTCCACTCTTGGTGTGGTCTACGGCGAGGATGCTATCAAGTCACTGATCTAACCAACGAATATGACCAATAACATGTCCTGCAAAGAGCTATTCTCATTAAAAGCCAATATTTGCAATATTACAAGGCTTCCGAATGTCAACAGGCAATCGGAATCTACCGATCTCATCATGCTGAACTTTGTTTTAGGCATCTTGCTTGATACGGTATTTACATTTGTGCCAAGTGATGATACCTTATTAATTGAAGCCACTTTATTGTTGGGGAAACTCTTTTGAGCTACACCCTTATTTGTAACAAAAGGTGGCTTTTTTATTGCCCGTACCATTTATTACACGAGAAATGTACTTTTATACCTAATAGTATGGGGTATTTATAGAATTGATATTGATTTCCACCAGAGCCGAAGGCTCTGTTTTATTTTACGCGGAAAGAGGTTAGCTAATGACTTATAAATACACACCCACACCGCTGATGCTTCCCACATCGCACTACGACAAGAGACGGGCCGACTTTGCGGTAGGTTTCATCCAAATGCTCAAGCACACTACAGGGGAATGGTACGGTAAGCCGTTCCACCTCATGCCATGGCAAGAACAAATCATCCGGGATATTTTCGGGATTGTGGATGCGGATGGTTTCAGGCAATTCCGTACCGCCTATGTTGAGGTTGGAAAGAAAAACGGCAAGTCGGAGCTTGCGGCAGCGATCGCCCTCTATCTTCTATTTGCTGACGGTGAAGCTGGGGCCGAGGTCTACTCCTGCGCTGCGGACATTAATCAAGCAAGTATCGTGTTCAACACCGCCAAGGCAATGGTGGAGCAATGCGTGGACCTGCGAGATTTATCCAAACTCGTACCATCTACGAAGCGGATTATCTTCCCCCATACAAATAGCTTCTACAGGGTGTTGTCCTCTGAAACCAAATCCAAGCAGGGTTTTAACGTATCAGGGCTTATATTTGATGAGTTGTTCGCCCAGCAAACCCGTGAGCTGTTCGACACCATGACCAAGTACACAGGTGATGCCAGACGACAACCCCTCTACTTCCTTATCACCACGGCTGGGCGCGACAAGACATCGATTTGCTATGAAATCCATTGTAAAGCGAAAGCTGTTCTAGACGGTTCGAAGATAGACCCCGCCTTTTATCCCGCAGTCTTCGGTATTGAAGAGGAAGACGACTGGCAGGATCAGCGCATCTGGCTGCGAGTAAACCCATCCATCGGCGTGACCATTCCTTTTGATACAGTACAAGCGGCTTACGAGCAGGCAAAGCAAAATCCCGCTGAAGAGATGCACTTTCGACAGTTTCGTCTCAATGAGTGGTGCAACGCCGATATTCGCTGGATGCTAATGGATAAATGGGACGCCTGTGGCGAGGTCTTGAATCTTGAAGATTATGAAGGGCGTGAATGTTACTGCGGACTAGATTTATCCTCTACAGGCGATTTGACCGCCCTCGTTCTGGTCTTCCCACCGTGCTCAGGAGATACGAAGTACACAGTCCTTCCGTTTTACTGGCTACCAGATGATGTTATTGATCTGCGCACCCGCCGCGATCATGTCCCCTATGCTGTGTGGAAAAAGATGGGCGTGTTCAACACCACGGAAGGAAATGTTGTGGACTATGATTACATTGTGGCATTCATTGCTAAGCTGTCAGAGCGATTCCGTATTCGCGAAATTGCCTATGACCGTTACGGCGCGGAGAAAATGCGGCGTGATCTCGAGGAACTGGGAGCAGAAAACGGTTTTGTCGTTTTCCCTTTTGGACAGGGATTCATTAGTATGTCCCCGCCCGCCAAAGACCTCTATCAGTTTGTGATGGAGGGACGGATTCGCCATGGCCGCCACCCAGTACTCGACTGGAACATGGCGAACGTCATAGTGGATCAAGACGCGGCGGGCAATATCAAGCCCAACAAGAAGAAATCCACTGAAAAAATAGATGGTGCAGTAGCGCTGGTCATGGCGCTTGCGAGAGCCACCATTGGCGGTGGTATTACAGATAGTATTTACGATGAGAGGGGATTGTTGTTTATTTGATCGCAGCAACTGTACGGATGATTGCACGGTACAACATCGGGAGATGGCTTTTGACCGCTGGGGTGCAGTGCAGATGGTTCAAAACCTCGAAGGCTTGGCTTTAAGGTGGTTCCGCTTGGGCAGGGCTTTAAGGATATGTCGCCTCCCACCAAGGAACTGATGAAGTTGACCCTTGAGGAGAAAATCGCTCATGGCGGCCACCCGGCTTACGCTGGATGATGACAACATCTTCATTAGGACCGACCGTGCAGGCAATGTGAAGCCTGATAAAGGAAAATTCACAGAGCGGATCACGGTGCGGTGGCGACCATCATGGCTCTTGACCGTGCGATACGCTGTGGCAATTATAATGTCGCTTCAGTTTATGACGAAAGGGGACTATTGATTTGTAGACGAAATAGTCGATTAGTATATACTAATACTAATGAGCGTATTGTCCGGAGCAATTACGCAAAGATGAAGCATGATGCCCCGAAGAGCCATGGCAGGTGTTTGAAGACGATGGTGAGACAGTGACGATTTGAAACGAAGTCAGAGATACGTTGATGCGGCATAAAGAATTCCACAAAAGTGGTCACATAAAATGACATATTCAATATTGGCAAAATAGGTAGTAACAGTGCACCGCCAAATCCAGCAGCACTAGATTAAAAGAGTGGGCAAAGATAATTTCAAAAGTATATCGCCGCTCAACTCTATGCAGTTGGCTTGTATATGCTGATTATAGGGGCGTGAGAAAATGAATCTGAAAGATCGTGCCAAACAGCTAAAAATCGATATTCCAGCCGTGTTCATAGCTCTTAAAAAGAAGGAAACACCATTGCTGGCAAAAATCATCGCAGGGATTACGGTTGGTTATGCACTGTCTCCTATTGATTTGGTGCCGGATTTTATTCCTGTACTTGGATATCTCGATGATTTGATCATCTTACCTGCTTTGGTGGCATTAACAATCAGATTAATTCCGAATCAGGTGTTTGCGCAATGCAGAATTGAATCTGATGCACTTTGGGAGAATGGAAAGCCAAAAAAATGGTATTATGCCATACCCGTTGTGCTGATATGGCTGCTATTGGTTTTCTTCATCATCAAGACATTTATAAAATAGTAACAGCATTAGAGTTCTGAGGACAATCGACTGGTTGTCCTTTTTTCATGCCATTTTTTTAGGAGAGTGATGTCGATGGGAATACTGCAAGGAATATTTAAGGCGCGTGACAAGCCTCAAGATGCCTTGGGGGGAAGCCGCTACAGCTTCTTTTTTGGTAGCACTTGTGCAGGAAAACCAGTCAATGAGCAAACCGCAATGCAAATGACAGCTGTATATAGCTGCGTGAGGATACTATCAGAGGCAGTGGCGGGATTGCCGCTACACCTTTATCGATATAACGAGTCAGGCGGAAAAGAGAAGGCAATCAACCACTCACTCTATTTCCTCCTTCACAATGAACCGAATCCAGAGATGACCTCCTTTTCGTTTCGAGAAACACTGATGAGTCATCTTTTATTATGGGGAAATGCTTATGCCCAGATCATCCGAAATGGTCGAGGTGAAGTAGTAGCCCTGTATCCTTTAATGCCAAACCGCATGACTGTGGATCGGGATGCCAGTGGTAGATTGTACTACCTCTACACAAGAACAACGGAAGATGCACCTACCTTAAGCAATAAGGCCAGCCAAGTGGTACTAAGTCCGACGGATGTACTACACATACCAGGACTTGGCTTTGACGGGCTGGTCGGATACTCTCCAATCGCGATGGCCAAGAACGCCATTGGGATGGCGATCGCCTGTGAGGAGTATGGCGCAAAGTTCTTTGCCAACGGGGCTGCTCCCGGCGGGGTCTTAGAGCATCCGGGCGTGGTAAAGGACCCAGCAAAGGTGCGAGAAAGCTGGAATTCGGTGTATCAGGGTAGCGGCAATTCTCATCGTGTCGCAGTGCTTGAGGAAGGGATGAAGTATCAACCGGTCGGGATCTCACCGGAGCAGGCTCAGTTCTTAGAAACACGCAAGTTTCAGATTAACGAGATTGCCCGTATTTATCGGATTCCGCCACATATGATAGGCGATCTTGAAAAATCAAGTTTCTCGAACATAGAGCAACAGTCCTTGGAGTTTGTGAAGTATACCCTCGACCCATGGGTGGTTCGCTGGGAGCAAACCATGCACCGTTTGCTTTTTACAGCTGATGAGAAAAAACAATACTTCATTAAGTTTAATGTCGATGGGCTGCTTCGCGGAGATTATGTGAGCCGCATGAACGGATATGCCACAGGAAGACAAAATGGCTGGCTTTCAACTAATGACATTCGGGAACTGGAAGATCTAGATCGCATATCTTCTGAGCTTGGCGGCGACCTATATCTTGTAAACGGCAACATGACAAAGCTCTCTGATGCAGGCATTTTCGCCAATACTAAAACACAAAAGGAGGAAGAAACCATTGAAAGTACCGATGCCAAATCCAAATCCAGAAAACGCGCAATCCAAAGTCCCGAACCCTAATAGCTTGCGGTTTTGGGACTGGGCCAAAAACGAGGACGAAACTCGCACTCTGTTTCTAAATGGGGCGATCGCCGAAGAGAGTTGGTTTGACGATGATGTCTCCCCAGCTCTTTTTCGTTCCGAGCTAGTAAGCGGGACCGGCGACATCGTGGTCTGGATCAATTCGCCCGGGGGTGACTGCATTGCAGCCGCTCAGATCTACAACATGCTCATGGATTATAAGGGGAATGTGACCGTTAAAATCGATGGCATTGCAGCGAGCGCGGCCTCGGTTGTGGCAATGGCTGGAACCAAAGTCTTGATGTCTCCAGCCTCGCTTCTGATGGTGCATAATCCGCTCACCATTGCGATCGGCGACAGCGAGGAGATGCGAAAAGCCATCGCGATGCTGGATGAAGTAAAAGAAAGCATCATTAACGCCTACGAGATCAAGACCGGCATGTCAAGGACAAGACTCGCTCACCTCATGGATGCAGAGACATGGCTAAACGCCAACAAAGCGATGGAGTATGGCTTCGCTGACGGTATCTTATTTAAAGATAGCACAGAGGTCTCCGATGCCATGCCGCAGGACGGATTTCTCTTTAGCAGACGTGCCGTCACCAATTCACTTATAAGCAAAATCAACCTGAAACTGCCGCCTGAGAAAACAGGCAAACCCGTTACCGAGTTCGACAAGAGATTGAATCTGCTAAAGATTTAGGAGGAGTAATATGAACAAGATTTTAGAATTACGTGAGAAGAGAGCCAAAGCTTGGGAGGCCGCGAAAGCGTTTTTGGACACCAAGCGCGGTACGGACGGCCTTATGTCAGAGGAAGACGTAGCCAACTACGAAAAGATGGAAACCGATGTTGTAAATCTCGGAAAAGAAATCGATCGCTTGGAAAGGCAGCGAGCCCTGGACAACGAGCTATCAAAACCGGTCAATGCACCACTAACAGATAAACCTTCGGTCCCTTCTGCTGAAACCAAAAAAGGCAGAGCCAGTGACGAGTATAAGCAGGTGTTTTGGAATGCGATGCGCAACAAAGGTAGTTATGAGATGCGAAACGCCCTGGAGGTAGGCACGGATTCAGAAGGCGGATACCTTGTACCAGAGGAATTCGAACGAACCTTGATCGAAGCGCTCTTAGAAGAAAACATCTTTCGAAGCATCGCAAAAGTCATCAATACTTCCTCGGTCGACCGGAAGATTCCCGTGGTCGCCTCAAAGGGAACAGCGTCATGGGTTGACGAAGAGGGTGAGATCCCCGAATCTGACGATGCTTTCGGCCAAGTTTCGATTGGAGCCTATAAACTAGCTACAATGATCAAAGTCTCCGAAGAGCTATTAAACGATAGCGTCTTCAATTTGGAAAGCTATATCGCAAAGGAATTTGCAAGACGCATTGGGGCTAAGGAAGAAGAGGCCTTTTTCATCGGGGACGGTACAGGAAAACCAACCGGGATCTTCCATACGACGGGGGGAGCGCAACTGGGTACTACTACAGCATCTGCCACTGCACTTACGGTTGATGAGGTTATGGACCTATTCTATAGCTTAAAGTCCCCGTACAGGAAAAACGCCATCTTTGTAATGAATGACGCAACTGTTAAGGTTATCCGAAAACTAAAAGACGGAAATGGCCAGTACATATGGCAGCCTTCGCTCACGGCGAGTCAGCCGGACATGATCCTAAATCGACCGGTCAAGACTTCATCTTATGTGCCGACCATCGAAGCTGCCGCAAAGACCATCGCCTTTGGCGACTTTGGATACTACTGGGTGGCTGATCGTCAAGGCAGAGCGTTTAAACGACTGAACGAACTATTCGCAGCGACGGGGCAGGTAGGGTTTATGGCAACCCAGAGAGTCGACGGAAAGCTAATCCTTTCCGAAGCCATTAAAGTCCTGCAGCAGAAAGCGTAGGTGAGCCTTGATGAGTAACGTGAAAAATTACACCGAGCAAGGCGGAGAAAAGACCGTCATCGGTGGAACGCTTGCGATCGTGGAGGGCGGCCAGATTACTGGGCTGCCCTTCTCTGAATTTCAAGCAGACAGCACAGCAACTACGATTGCTGGCTTAGTGATTGACTTTAATGCCCTGCTTGCCAAGCTCAAGGCAGCAGGGTTGATGGCAACGGAATAATAACGGGGAGGTAGGTGCGTTGATCGTCACACTTGAAAACACAAAAGCATGGTTAAGAGTCGAGTCAACTGACGAAGATGCGCTCATCGAGAGCCTGATAATGGCTGCGGAGGATATTGTAGCAGGTATCCTCCGTTTTCCTTTAACCGATTTTACTATCGACGTTCCAGAGCCGGTCAAGCATGCCATCTATTTTGCTGTTTCTAAGTTATATGAGGAGAGAAATGAGCTAAATAGTGGCGAAATGACCGACGTTTTAAAGGCACTTCTGTTTACTTACCGAAAGGTGGAGTGGTGAAAAACGAGAAATTATGTAAGACGGGAGTATAAATTCAATTATGTAATAAATAATATTAATTACATATTGACAAATGGACGTACATAATGTATTTTCTAGTTAAGAGCTGAACTTAATGTGAGAAAAGAGGTGCGCCCATGGAAAAAGAAGTGATTGGATATTGCCCCGTGTGTAATGACAGGCTGATCGTCACTAAACTAACCTGCAATTCTTGTAATCTGGATTTGACGGGAGATTTTCATCTACCCAAGTTTTCTTACTTAACAAAAGACGAGCAAGCATTTATCTACTTGTTTCTTCAAAGTGAAGGGAGTTTTAAAGACGTGCAGACGAAATTAGGGATCACTTATTTGAAAGCAAAGCAAATTCTTTCCGAGATCCTGGTTAAACTTTCCCTTAAAGAGGAGCGAGAAGAACCGGCGAATATGAAACAACACCCTGAAGGCGTAGAATCTATGCCGATCAAAGAGAGTGATCATTTCGTCGTCAAACGCATCAAAGATAAGCTAAATGAACATGGTGGAACAGCCACCATCCCTTTGATTTCGGCAGGCAAAGAAATGAACATATGGTTCGACCCCAATGAGAGAGGATTAGTGTGTGATAAGATTCCGGTTGAAGATCAACTCACATGGGAAGTCTTTATCGCATCCTATAATATTGCAGTTGCACAAGATGGGGAAATATACAAAGGGTACGCCAGAATGGGGAAACTGGGAAGTGACAAACTCCCGATTGATTCTCTAGAAGGATATGTTGCACATGAAGTACATGGTGTGAAAATGGGTGAATCGGCCTATAGTCCCGGATTTGTGATCGCTGCTATCCTAGACTGGGCGGGGATCGTTATCAACGAGAGAGGATCTATGCTAAAGGTTGTTGATAAAAACGTTTTTGTTGAATCCTATCAGGACGCTCTTGATAATGCAGAAACATTTCTTAAAGGATTAGATTCTGCAGAAGAAATCAAAGCAAGGCTAAGCGCCTTTCGGCATTGGTACTATTTTAAAGAGCTTGATGGTTTCGCGCCAAGCAAATTTATCGGTT